ATGGACTGTACCGTAAAATGCAATCTGCCCTCCGAAATTTTTGAGGACATTAAAAAAATTGCAGACAACAGGATAAATTTTCAACAGTTAAAAAACAAGACTGTTTTCGTGTCGGACTGTCACGGACTTATTGCATATTACATTATATGCACATTGCTTGAGGGCAATGATTTTTTCGAAAACAACACAAGGGTAATCACCCTTGCAAAAAGCCGTGAAGATGCCGAAAAGCAGTTCGGCAGCCTTACTCTCCGCAAAGATTTTGTTGTTGAAATCGGAGATTCAAGAGCATTTTCCGTGAATGAAAAAGCCGACTTTGTAATACACTGCAACTACCCGTGTGAGGTTGCAGAGGAAGATTGCAGTAATCCCGAAATTGCGGATACAATCACTTCGGGCTTTGCAAATGTGCTTGAATATGCAAAAGAGTCAAATGCCGAATCGGTTCTGCTCGTATCTTCATATATGGTTTACGGGGAGGTTTTCAGCGGTAAAAATAACATTTGCGAAAACGACCTCGGCTATCTCGATCCGACCGATGCCGACAGTGCATACGCACAAAGTATGCGTTCAGCCGAAACACTTGCTGTTTGCTATGCTGAAAAGTTCGGTATGAATGTAAAAATCGCCCGTCCCTGCCCCACACTCGGAGGTGTCAGAATGAGCGATGAAAGAAAATGGGCAAAGCTGATTGTCAGTGCGGCAAAAAATCAGAGCATTATGCTTACAGATAACGGTGGTGAAAAGTTCAGCTTTTGCTATGTGACGGACACGGTTTCGGCATTGATTGATATTTTGCTTAACGGAAAAAGCGGTGAGGCATACAACATTTCAAACGATAACGCAAATGTGACAATGCGGGAATTTGCACAGCTTGTAAAATCGGCAAATCCCGAAAAGAATCTCTCCGTAGTGTTCGTTCACAGAAAAGACGAAGAAGAACCCGAATTTTCTCCGTCATCCCCCACACCGTATGTTTTGTGCAACGATAAAATAAAATCACTCGGCTTTAGTCCGAAAACCACGCTTAAAGACGGAATAAAACGCAGTATAAGAGCAACAGAACTGCGTGCAGAATTGCGAAGGATAAAGTAATGCGTATTAAAGATTTTTTAAACGAATTTGAGGCCGACAGGGCGGCATTGCCCGGAGTTGAAAAAGAAACTCTTGCAAAGCTCAGGAACAAAACAATTGTCATCTCGGGCGGTGAACTTGCAAGGTGTCTTTGCTATGCCCTTCTGTACAATAACGAGGCTAAAAGGCTCGGAATAAAAGTTATCCTTCTCGGCAAATCACGCAACGCAATGGCATCATACCACAGCGAACTCTTGTTAAGAGATGATTTTGATTTTGTTGATTATAATTCTGCATCAGAAATTTCAAGTGCCGACTATGTAATTACAACAGGAATCTGCGGTGAACATACAGACAACAACCCACAGATTATGATTGACGGCATTGCAGAGGTAAATGCCTGTGCCAAAATTGCAAAAGCCACAGGCGCAAGAGTTGTCGTTGTGAACGACAGCAGAATTTACGGCAAAGCCAAACCGCACAGAGTTTATTCTGAAAACGAGTACGCAGAACTTGACGCAACCTCCCCCTCATCGCTTGCAGGTCAGCTTATGAGAACGAGAGAAACCACCTTGCACTCGGTTTTGAAGAACAGCGAATCAACCGTTACAACGCTCAGAACGGGCATAATTTTGGGAGCTTCAAGCAACTTTACAAGCGTGCTTGATCCTGTTTTTGACGATATAGCCAACCGCCGTGACACAGTTGTTCCTGCAACAAGGGATCGTTGCACCTTTGTTTATATCAACGATGTTTTAAAGGCGATTGTTTTCGCAATGACAAATCTTGAAGAAAACGCAGTTTATAATGTCGGCGGCAAAAACTGCAACGCATCGCTGATTATGATTGCGGCTGTTCTCAACGATATTTACGGCAGTCGTTGTACAATTGAGTCGGGCAATTTTACGGAGCTTGACGGCTGTGCAATTAATTCAAACAAGATTTCCGTAAACGAATGCACTCCCGACATTGACCTTGAAACCATGCTAAAAATCTGCATAATGGACAAGATGAAGTCAGAAAAAGTTCTGCGTATCCCCCACTCACACGAACGCAGACTTGATTCAATTCACGAAATTCAGCTTGCATTTCTGCTTGAAACCGACAGAATTTGCCGAAAACACAACATAAAATATTTTCTCGGCGGCGGAACACTTCTCGGTGCAATCCGTCACAAAGGATTCATTCCGTGGGATGATGATGCCGATATTATGATGTTGCGTGAAGATTTTGACCGATTTTGCGAGATTGCGCCAAAGGAACTTCCGAGCAATATGACTTTTCAATCGTACCATACGGACAAGGCTTGTTTCTATGAATTTGCCAAGGTTAGACTTGACGACACTTTCTTTGCAACCGACTTTGCAAAAGACCACCACGCGATGCACAACGGAATTGCGTTTGATATTTTCTGTCATGATAACACAGCCAATTCAGCAATCGGACGAAAAATTCATATGGCTGTGACTCTGTTCACAAGAGCGCTGGTGTTCAATAAATGGAACAATCGCAAGGCTGAAAACGGCAGTAGAATCCAGAGCATTGTAACAAATTTCTGCAAGAAAATATTTCCGCTCAGATTCAGTATGTGGCTTGAAGTCCGTACTTTAAAATTCTTTAAAAACAAAAAGAATGCAAAATATCTCTATGACGGAATGGGCAGAAATATTTATAACGGTGCTTTTCCAAAGGAATATCTTGACGATGTTGCTTATGCCGACTTTGAGGGTTACAAGTTCCCCGTGCCAAAGGAATATGACAAGTACCTTACTTTCCTCTACGGCGACTATATGGAGCTTGCACCGCTGTCAACAAGAATGGGTTGCCACGAAATTGCCCTCTGCGACATCGGAAAATATGACGGTTTCAAAATCCGCAAACCCGATTCTGAAAAATAATCAGCGTAAAACAGACCGATAAAGTAAATGTCACTTGACACTTACCTGTCGGTCTGCTATAATAATATAGCACATTTTGGGTGTTGCACAAATAATGGATGCTAAGAGTGACCAACTGCCTTCTAAGCAGTAGGTCAGGGGTAGCGTTGCTAACATATTTCAGTTTAAATGCTCACTATCGACTTCTTGTACACAAAATTAAACATATGCGGATATGGCGGAATTGGCAGACGCGCATGGTTCAGGTCCATGTGAAAGCAATTTCATGCAGGTTCAAGTCCTGTTATCCGCACCAACAGCCGTTTCTTACGTAGGGACGGCTGTTTTGTACCACATTGTCGGTCTGTTTTATGGTGATTTTCAAAATATTTGAATTGATTTTGAATAAAAAACGAAAATTATGTTGACAAATCCGAAAATATGGTATATAATAATCAAGCTGTTGTTATTAAGCAACATTTCGAGGTGTAGCTCAGTTTGGTAGAGTGCTTGGTTTGGGACCAAGATGCCGCAGGTTCAAGTCCTGTCACCTCGACCATAGAAAAAACCGCATTAGAAAGCCAGTTTTTAGCTTTTTGGTGCGGTTATTTTTTATATCTTTTTAACGCTAAAATACACCGAAATACAGAAAAAAACAGGTAAAATGTTAGGCAAATGCAAGGCAGGAAAAGTCAGATATAATCGGTACTTTCAGGCTTTCAAAAAATGCGATATTATGCAAAATCATTAAATTTACAAATAACAAACTCCCCTCACTCGCTTTTTTATGGCGGATGAGGGGAATATTTTTGCAATTATGTGTTTGTGTTTGTCAAGACATTAAGAATGTTCTTTAGGTTTTAATCAGCCGAGCGCCTTTTTTGCGTTGGCGATTTTGCTGTCTTTCGCCCTGATGCCGTCATTGATAAGATGATAGATAGCATTGATTGTCTTCTCGCCGACAATGCCGTCAACTGTTACCTTACCTGCTCTCTGTGCTTCTTTTACAGCTTTCAAAGTGCCGTCACCGAAACCGTTTGAATTATCGACTTTCGTCTTGATGATTCTCATATTGTATAAAGTAATCAACTGCTTCTTGAACGCAAGTGTTGCTGTATTGTGTGCGCCGTATTTAATCATTTCTTCTTCCTCCGTATCTGTTGTTTTACCACCAAGTTTTGCAGTTACTGTTTTTGCAAGATTGCCAAGACGGTTGTAAAGCCAATCGCCCGGACAGGATTTATTTGCAAACCACCTATGTACAGTCAAGATCATTTCGCCCGATTTTGGCGAATAATTCAGTGTCTTGCTTTCATTACCAAACCAAAGCAGTTTAGTCTTGCCGTTACGCTTGCAGATGTCAACGCACAAGTCAACAAGTTTGTTGTAAACTTTACTATTCATCGTGTACGGTGCGGTTGTATCGCTTGCACATTCGATTGTGACTGCACGCTGGTCATTGGCATTGCTTGATGAACACCAAGAGCGATTACCTTCATCAACACAAAGCAACACTCTGCCGTCATAGCCGATTCCATAGTTACAGCTTGCCTCACAGGCTGTATTCATAAAAATGTTGCCGAGGGTTTCGACACTGCACTGACCAACTACACAATGCGGAGTAATGCGGTCAATACTGTGTGTGCGTTTACCGCTGTGGTTTGGACTTAATTTTGTGTAATTAACAAGTCTTGAATTGCTCATAATTATTCCTCACTTTCGCAAATAATTTTTTTGTTTTCAAACTTTTTGTATGCATCAAGATACATTTCGTTTTTATCGCCGTTGTAGGTGCATTCGTAATACATCCCGTCGTGTAATGTTGTGCTGATAAGGCATTTATGGTTTTGCAAAGTCTTACATGACCACACTACAAAAGTGTCAAAATCAGGTGTATCATCTGACTTATCTAAGTGATTTAACACATACTTGTTTACCTCTGATACTGCAAGTTTAATAAAATTTGCATTTGTCATAATTATTCCTCGCTTTCGTTTTTATTTTATGCACTCCCCACTTTTACTACATTTTTTATATATAATATGGTATAATTCATAATAGAAGGGAGGTGAATCATATGGAGTTGATTTTAAAAGAAATTGAACGGGCATTAGACGCTAAACTATACTATTTAGCGTTGCAAGCTTCTCTAACATTGCCCGATATTTGTGGAGCACTGCAGTCAAATGACGGCGTAGCAAAAAAACATAAATATATTGCTTGGTATGACACTTACGCAAAAGAACCGGGCAATCTATCTATTTCCGGCAAGGATTGTTACTATTTCCGTTGTTCATATGTGCATCAAGCACAAACCACACACGAAAATTCTACATATTCACGAATTATATTTTTAGCTCCAGCTTGTCATGGCATAACTATGCATAACAATGTTATAAATGATGCCTTAAATATTGATGTTAAGCTTTTTTGCAATAATATTCTTAATGCAGTACGCAAATGGCAGAAATCAATCAAAAATAATGAAAACTATAAAAGAAATTACAAAAATCTCATTAAACTTTACCCAGATGGACTTCCACCATATATAACCGGCATACCAGTAATTTCGTAACAATAATCTAAAAAATATAGATAGTCCAGAAGAAATTTAATTTTCAACTGGGCTATCCTTTTATTTTAGTTAGTTTTCCGAAACTTCGGGCAGTCCTGCAACGCTTGTCAGCACAGACAACACACCTGCAAGCAGAGATGCCGAGCCTACCGCAACCCAGTTTACATCTGTCATCACGGCAGACACACCGATTGTTGCAATAGCAGTCTGTGCAACAGTCTTAATCGCTCTGACGGCTGTTGCTTTTGCCCATTCTTTGGTAAAAATCTTTTTCATTTTCATTCTTTCCTTTCGTTGTTTTTTTCAAGGTCTTCAATCCGATGATTGGCAACCTTAATTTCTTCGTCCACAACCGCATTGTGCTGTTCAATCGCATATGTGCGCTCAATGAGATTGTTATGTTTTTCAACTTTCTTTTCAAGCTGTTCGATTCGATAGTTTGATATTCGGTTGCTTACACAAATGCCACCAAGTGTGCCAACTAAAGTACCAAACAGCGATATAACCGATACAATTACTTCGGGTGTCATTTTACTTCAATCTCACTTTCGACAGGCTCGTCAACGGTTGGATTGTCGCCCCAAACTGCCATGACAGCATTATAGTATTCATCAGACAACACCGTTTTGAGCTGTTCTCTGCCCGATTTGCTGTTCATGTATGCGTTGCGGATGTTTCCGCCTACCTGCATTTCTTCACCGTTAAAGGTCAAAAACTGTTGTCTGAGTACCGACACGCTGTCCTTTGTGAGCATATCGAGTGTGATTTTTTCTTTTAATTCCATTTTTCATACCTCCGTTATTTTTATATTTTGTAAATCAAAGAAAAGTTTACCTGCTCATCAGCGACGAAATTATAAGCCTGTTTATTGAGCGGAGTAAACTGCAACCAAGCCGATTTATTTACACTTCCTCTGAACATTCCTCCGTTTTTGCTTATGCCGATATCATGAACAATCACATCCGATTTGTTTGAGAAAGGCATATTGAGCAAAGCTATTGTAGATGTTCCGCCTAAAGATGTTGCGTTCATAATGACGGTGACATTTACAATAACGATATCGCCAATTTTTTCATAAAGGCAAGTTGCAGATTTTATTTTATCAATCTGAGTAGAGTACGGAGTAAGAGTAGCTGTGCCGAGTTCGATATTTGACGAATCGTATTTAGTCGCCAAGGCGGTTTTATCGGCTTTAACAAGCAGAGCATTGTAAACCGTACCACTTGTGAGATAACACGGGCTGTTATTTTTTGGCTCGCTGTCAAACGGCATTGAATCGAGCTTTCGGGCAATACTCTTGTCTGTTTTATCAAGCCTTGCTCCGAGTGAATCATGACTGCCTCTTGCATTCTCGACTTCTTTTGTGATTTCCGCAATAGAGCTTGCGCCCGGGAAGGCCTTGCTATCATCGTTGATTACGCTTTTTCCCACACGCAAGCAAACGGTTTCAGCAGTTATGATTTCGTCGCCTTCCATAAGCACAATGTCCATTTTGCAAATACCTGACAAAGCAAGCATTGTGTCTGTTAGCGTAACTGTGACTACATTATTTTCGGTGTCAACGACTGCGGCAACGCTGTCTGCTACGATTACATCATCAACCGTAGCATTGACTTTAGCTGACATTGTGGAGGCAAGGTTAACAGTTTCACCGTTGACGGTGAACGCAAAATCAATAATGCGTGAGCCTTTGTCGCCCTGTCTGACCTCTAAGATTTCGTAGTTCTTACAGCTGTTGATTTCGAGTGTCATTTTTGTATGATTAATGTTCAAATTTTTTCACCTCATTTAACTATATAATCAGATAACTTTGATTTCGCTGTGCCGAGTTCAAGACTGTTCCAACGTTCAAGCACAAAATCATAGTCTGTCTTAATGATTTTGGCTTGTAAGCTATCGTTTTCAGTATCAACATACGCCGTGTCGCATAAATGCAGTCCAAGCATTTCGGTGAGTGTAGGGGGATAGTCAACCTTTACATTGAGCGTAGGCGCTCCGTTTGTGTTTACGAGCTGTCCTCTTAAAACCTGCGCTTGAATATTTAGCTTTTGAATCAAGAAGTCCTTGTTCTCGCCTGTGTGAGCGTTGAAATCCCAGTAACCTGTTTCATCGCCGATGTAGACCGAACCGCCGTCCGAAACATCAACCGTTTTCACCTTAATTAGCTTAGATTTATGGGTTTTGAGTTCTTGCGGTTGAGAGCAGAGGATGACGTTCTTGTCGTTGTATGTGTCGTGGCAAGTGGCATAAGCTGCAACGTGGGAACAAATATCATCTGAATTAAGCGTTTGCGTAAGACTGCTGATGTTACTTCCCCAGCGCAAATGGCAGTTTGTAACCGCCCCACGTTTTTTTAACAACGATACATTAAAGTTATTGTATTTATATTCACCGCCGAAAACATCAACGAGTGAACCGTCAGCACCGCCCATAAAATCACCAAGAGTACAGGGCGTACAGAAGCCAAGCGTCATAGATGATTTTGTGGTAATATCTGATGTAAATTTGAAATAGTGCTCCCACAAGGTTGCCTGCGGGAACAGCGAATCACCCTCAAAATCACGACCTGTGCAAAGTATATCCCACCATTCCTTTGGAGTGTGCACAACATCAGTTTGGTTGGAAGTTTCGATTAAAAAGTTGTTGTACAAATTATGCTTGATGTGCTTTGCTTTAACCGTAATTGATTTTTTGTCTTTGTACTGCAAATCGTAAATCTCAAAATACTGCGGTTCATCGGTTGGGTTCGGTTTTGCCTTAATGAAATACTGCGTGTCGAGTAAATCAGCACATCTGTCCGTTGTTGATAGTTCCATTTCGAGCAAATAATCGCCGTTTCGTTCCTCGGTAACTTTACCGCTGATTATTTCTGTAAACCGTCCGAGTAGGTTAAATCTACTTGGGCCGATTGTTTTAAAATCCGATTTATACAACAAAGGGAACATTTTTTATAATCTCCTCCAGTTCGGTCTTATTGACAGTAATGCGTTTTTATATGCAGTTACAACAATTTGATTGTTTCCAACCTTTAATTTAGGAGGTATAGTATCGTCAACAAAATTAGTTGTACCGTCTGATTTGTGTGCAATATACTGCATAGTTTCGCCGTCAAGCACAGCGTAGTCATAACCGCCTGTGCACTTCAAATCAAGTGATTCACCGTTTATGTTAATTTTAGCAATGGCCGTAGTGCCACCGCTAACATTCGTGTTAGTTATGATGATAGTAGGTAAGGATTCATATTGTTCGGGATTGTGCAAGGAAACCGATTTATTAACTTCAAAATCAATAGTCCGCTGTCCAAGCTCTGAATACCACCACGGCTTGCGGTTGAATTTGATTTTAGTTGTAAGCAATGTTGGGAGTTCACGAACAATATCGTCAATATTTGAAATATAAGCCTCGGTGAAATATCCGGGATTGTAAGTGTCCTTGTACTTTTGGTAACCTTGATTTAAAGTCAGCCATTCGATAACGGCCCTCGCAAGGTGCTTTGCTGACAGTTCGGATAAATACGGCAAAAAGGAAATTTCACGCTCAAATTCAACATTTTGCCACCGCCCGTTATCAAGCAAAACATCACCGTCTCTGCACGGGATTTCAACCGTTGAAACATCTCTAACGGGGATTTCGTGCTGTGGCGCTTGTGTGATACGACCGCCGAAATACGATAACCATTTACCTCCGAAATAAAAGTTATGCATATGCTCTCTGCCTCCTTGTTATTTCATCGGCGAGCCGATTGCTCATATCTTCGACAAGGCTGTCAATATCCATATCGTTATTAATTGCAACAGAGGGAATATTGATACTGATGTTGTTAATGATATTAGTGGAATCGTTTTCAAACACTGAGCCTCTGCCTTCACGCTTTGATTGACGATACTCCTCAGCCTCTTGAGCTGTGAGAACTGCCTCACCGGCATCAAGATATGCGGCGAACTTATCATGTGGAACATAATCAATGCCGGCACGGAAACGAGGTAAGGTTACTTCCGGAATCGGATCTATCTCCCAGCCAATCATTGATGTTGCCCAGTTTACGCCTTCCAACAATTTATTAATAATCCAAATAATGCCGTTGATTACATTCTCAACAAATGTAGGCAAAAGGTTAAAAACATTCTTGAAAATGTTAACAACACCGTTCCACGCTTGTTCCCAGTTTCCCGAAAAAACACCTTTTACGAAATCTACAATTCCGTTAAAAATCCCCGAAATCGGTTCAAGAATTTTTTTAACTCTTTTAATGGCATTGCCTAAAACTTCTGAAAAGATATGTGCAAGCCATTCAATCACCGGAACAAGTGCAGGGATAAGTGTTTCAAGCATTTCACCGAGTAGGCCAAGAACCGGTCGAAGAGCGTCAAAAACCAGTGAGATGACAGGCGATAGCTGTTCAAAAACAGGCTGTAGAATGCCGACAATTGTATCGCACAACTCACTGATAATCGGGATAAGAGGTGTAAGCAAATCATTCAAAAATGTAGCTAAATCCTCTATAATCGGAGTAAGTGCCGCCAACAATCCGTTGAGCAACACACCGGCAAGCTGAATGAACACCTCGATTACGGGCATTAAGAGTTCTACAAGCGTACTGAATAACGGCATTATAGCCTGGATTATTTGCATAAAATACGGAAGTAAATCCTGTATAATCTGCATTAAAGGCGGAAACAATTGTTCAACAATCTGTATGATGAGAGGGGCTAACTGCTCTATAAGCTGAGCTATAAACGGGAGCAATTCCTCAATCAATGGCATAATCTGTTCAAGCATTGATACAATTATCGGGGCGACCTCTTCGCAAATGTTGATTAAAACAGGGGCAAGGTTGTTTGCCACACTCTCAATCAATGGTGAGAGCTGTTCGAGGAGTTTACCGCCAAGACCGATAAGAGAGTTAAGGACAGGCTCGGCGACAGCACCAATCTGAGCCATAGTGTCAGACAACTGCTGATGAGCTCTGTTAGATTCCATTACATCGCCATTTGTTTTCTTGTATTGAGCCGACGCATCAGAATATAGCGATGTGAGGGTGGATGTGATTAACTGCTGTCTTTCTTGTTCTGATGAGCATTTTGCAAGTTTTTCGTTGAACTCATCTTCTGACACGCCCATCCAGTTAAGAGCATCGGCAAGCGGACCTGTTACCTGTCCAACTTTTGCGGTTTCGTTTGCCGCCTCTGTCAAACCCTCAATAGGCAAGGAATCACCGAATTGACCGTAAACACCTGTGCAAATCTCTGTCCAACTTTGCAGGTCTTTTGTGGAATCGCAAAGCAATGATAAATGATTAGCCGCCTCAGTTGCTTGTCCGCTGTCGCCAACCACAGCATAGAGGTCGGAATATGTTTGCTTTGCGTCTGCCGCTGTAAATTTGTTTGTGGTGAAAGCTGTGTCGAGTTTACCCATTTCGGTGCGGTATTCTCTGGTATTTTCGGCAACTGACGATAATGCTCCGACACCTGCCGCCGCACCTCCGACCATTGCCGCTCCCCATTTGCCTGCGGTTTTGATACCGTTACCTAAGGTTGCGGCAACACCTTTACCTTTTTTCTCGGTTTCGGCGATTGATTTGTTTGCTTCATCATTGTTGACGAAAATAGAGCCAAACAGCTTAAATATTTCAACAGCCATTAGCTACACCTCCTCCCATTTGTAGTTATCAAGATAGTTTTCAACTTTTCTTTCGATTTCCTCTGTATTGACACTCTCAACGCTTTCAGACCGTGTCGAGCCTGTTGCCTTGTTTACAAAATCCATGTACGACAAGCCTGTGAAATTTCCTACAACAGTCAAAATATAGGCTTTGTAAAGCAATTCGTCATTACGGTCATTTATAGCGTTTTTGATAATTTTGACAGCATCTGAAAAAGACAGCTCATGCAGTACGGCAGTATTACCGCAACAATACTGCACGAGCATTCCATATGTTCTTACTTCAAGGCTGAGAGCGAGGTAAAAAAACTCTTAATATCATTCTCCCTGATGATTGCCTTTACATTGTCAAGAACCTCGGGGATACTTAATTTACTTACATCATCTGCCGTAATGTCGCCTCTGATATCGGCCAGCAATGAATAGAATTCCTGTTCTGTTTCTTTGGTTGCCAAAGAAGTTAACAGAGTAATCACAAATTCAAGACCGACCGCTTCGGTGTTGACTGTTTCATCTTTGCTGTTATTTTTAATAGCGATACGATTTGCAAAGTCTGCAATTTCCTCTTTGATGTCTGCTTTTTTGATAATGCGAGCAAGAGTGAATGCGTCTTTAATGCTTAATTTTCTCATAATTATGCCTCCGATGTTTCCGTTGTTTCCGTTTTTTCTGTCGGTCTGAAAATTTTAAACGGTGGTTTGATTTCGTCCTCTGAATTGTAAACTTCGGGTGAAAGGTTACCATAGAACTGAGCTTCTACCTTACCGTTGTCCTTATCTGCAATTGCAAGCGTGAGACCGTTCTCATTGAAGCCGTTGAACACCTGAATAATACACGGCTTATCCTCCCCGAGGAGACAGCCTACCCAAGTGATATTCTTAATGTAGTCACCGTCAAGAATAACATCTCTACCCGTGATTACATCGTAGCCTACGACCTTTTCGTCTGTGCCTTTGTCGGCAATTCCAAGACCGTAAATGAAGTTCTGGGTAGTCATCTCAGCAAGTGTTGCCTTGATGTAAACTTCCCAACCGTCAACTACTGTGTCGCCTTTAGTTCGTGTTTTTACACCGTCAAATTCAAGGCGTCTGAGTGTCGGCTTGGCTGAAAATTCACCGCCTTTAATCGTTACGCCAAGACACTTACCTGCCTTTTTGGCGCTTGCGTATGTGTCCGTAGCTGGATCGTAGTTGGCAAAAAACGCACCTGCATCAAGTAACATACGGTCAGCCGTCTTATTGCTGTAACCGCTGTACGGTTTAATCTTTCGTGGCTTAACTATTGCCATTTTAATCATCCTTTCTGTTGTATTTCCTCATTTCAAGAGTGAACATCACTCTCTTTATTGATTTGTCTGATTCGGCAATATACTGCCGGTCAAAATTGTTGTAGAATTTGTAAAAAACATCGTCAACCAAGTATGTAGCCTTTGCTATGTTGTCGTAGATTTTGTCCACAACATCATCAATGTCCGCCGTAGTCTGCCTATCATAAACATTAACGGTCACAACAAACTTGTCATACGGCTCATCTGTGTAGAGCTGTTTGACCTCATAGACAAGGCGAGGAAATCCGCTTTCTGCCTGTAAAAAATAAGAGGGTGCATACTCAGCGAATAAGTCTTTCAAAAATTTCTTGATATTATTCACCGCTGTATTCCCCCTCGTTCAATTTGCGTTCTGCCTCTTCTGTACCTACGGCACTGAGGTATTGCTGTTCAATCTTTATAATGTCTTTGATGTTGCTTTCGGCAGCGTCGCTCAATGCTCCGATTTTTGGAGCTTTGCTTGTACCGATTTCTTGATACAAGCCGTAAAATCCGCCCGGCTTAAATCCTACCTGCAAGTCAGGAATTTTTTGCTTTGAGCGTACCCAATACTGCGTATTTTTCGCTAAGCGCCCCGTCCTGCGTTTTATTTTTTGTCGTGACCGTTTACATACCAGTTTCCCAACATCACGCAGAGCGGCTCTTTCAAGCTCTTTGAGTGTGTACTGAATGCGGTCAACATTGCTGATTATCTCAACGCCGTTTTTTGTGATTTTGACTGCTTTAGGAAGTGACATTGTTTTCACCTACCACATCCGTTAAATACAGCTCTGTACGCTCTGTTCCTTTGATTTGATATGCGCGATAGATTTTGAACTTTTTATTATCGAGGTAACAAAATTCTTCGTTCTGATACTCAAAGGAATTAACTTCAAGCATACATTCAGGTTTTAATCCGTTAGCTTGCGCCTGAAAGAACTCGGATTGTCTGACATATTGCCGCTGAGCATAGACCTTGCGGAGCTTTTCGGACTGAACAATTTCACCGATATCGTTTGTTGTTTCGTTATAGCCCGAAGAAACAAGCAAAATCAAAGTATCTGCATTCATTCTGTTTGTGCTCCTCTCGCCGCCATTGCATCGCGCAATTCTTCGTAATGCCGTGCCCATTCGCTGTCGGCGGTCACCGAAAAATAAGCACGGCAATAGAACTTGATTGCCTGCATAACAAGTGCAGTTGAGTTTTTGTCGTTGACATCAACTCCTGCACCTGCCATGTCACTTTTGGCAGAATCAATGAGGGCAGATATTTCATCATCAAACAGCACCGTATTGATACGGAGCGAAACCTTTACGGCTTCAATTTCATTTGATACTGCCATAATTCAAACCTCTTTTAAGCGCTCTTTTTTACGAGCTTAACAAGGCTGTGAGTATCCACGACCTTACCGTCTGCAAGCATTACGGCTTTAAGGACTGTGTTATCGGTGTCGTCCTCTTCGTACTTCTTGACACTTAAACCCATTACCTCGTTGAAGATGTAATCGTTAAGATTGAACATCATCGCAAAGGTTGTGTTGGCTGAAACCGTGTCAGCGTACGAATCCATATAGCCGTCTGTTGGGATAACAGCACGACCGAAAAGTGAGAGTGACGGCTTGCCGTTAAGTCCTTCGGACATACGAGCGACAGGCTGACCGTTGCTGTCTGTGATGCCCATGAACGCAAAGAATGACTTCTTTGTCATCAGCCATACAGCGTCATCGTATGCAGCAGGAAGAGCCGCCTCAGCAGAGCAAAGTGTTGAATATGTAAGCTTGCCGGTTTTTGCAATTTCAATTGTCTGGCCTTCAGGGGGAGTGCAAGAAAGAATGCCGGTTGGCGAACCTGAACCCGAACCCTTAATGATTGCCATTTCACAAGCCTTAACAACTGCGTTCTTAATCTGGTCGATAAACTGTGATTCAAAAGTGTCAAGCGCCGTTTTGGTCATAAAGAGCGAGAACGCAACCTTGCATTCAAGCTTATAGCCGGCAAAGACAACCTTGTCAGTAGTTACCTGCTGCTGGTCTGAACCCTTTTCCTCATCAACCCAGCTTGCTGTCGGACGGATGTTCTGTGTAGGGATAAGGAGCGCTGTCGGATAAGCCGTCTTGAACACTCTTGCGTAAATTTCGCCGATTTTTTCAAGTTCAACGATTAAACGCTGATACATTGTGGTCGGCACAATAGCCGCCGCAGTGCTTGATGTGGTCTGTGATGCCACATTCATAAACTTCTGTGGCACGGGTACACCGTTCTGAATATAGTTAGCAAATGCTTTTCTGTATTCAAGTGTTGCGTACATGTCCGTTACCTTTTCGTCCTCATCTGTAAGGTCGATGTTTGCCTTGTGATTCTCGAATGGTGCAGGCATTTTGATTCCCTCCTCTGCGTTTTTGTTTGCCTTTCCTACGGCAGAATTTTCAAAGTCACTGTCGAGCTTATCAATCTGCTGTGTAATCTCTTTCGCCTCGGCGAGCTTGTTTTCTGCAATGAGCTTTTTTGCCTTGTCATAAAGAGCATTTCTCTTGTCGAGATATTCCTGTTTGTTCATTCTTCTTCAACTTCCTTTCGTTTGAGCAATTCAAGTTTTGCTGTAAGCTGTGTTTTTTCGTCCCTCATCTGTTTGATGATTGTATCAGGGATAAGGCCGCTAAGACTTGCCGCAAGTTTAACCTCTTTTGGCTTTTCGGCGTATTCCGTGACCTTGTCAATAAAGCCTTTTTTAACTGCCTCATCAGCAGTGAACCAAGTTTCCTTGTCCATAAGTCCAATAAGCTCGTCCTCGCTCATACCCGTTTTAAGTCGGTAAGCTGTTGCAACGGCTTTACTTGCTTTAAGCAACACGCCTGATTCGTGTGCCATGTCATTGTAATCGCCTGCGGCATAGCTTGAAACATTATGAATCATAAGCATACCTGTCGGCACAATTTCAGATGTGCACGCACAAGCGACGTATGAAGCGGCAGAGGCGGCAAAAATGACCTTGATTGTAGCCTTGCTTTCGGCGAGCATATCGTAAATTTCGGAGGCGGCAAAGATGTCACCACCTGATGAATTTATAACAACCTGTACGCCCTCATCATCCGCCATTTCGTCAAGCTGTGAGCGAATGTCGGCTGGACAACAGTAGTCTACTCCAAACCAATCGTAAATCCACTTATCATCATTCGTAATGATAGGGCCTTTAATGTCAATTGTTTTCGGCATCATTTTCACCTCCTTCGTCAACTGCAACTGTATCTAATCTTCTGAGCGGAGTATCACCGCCCGGAACAGGAGCAAGACCAAGTGATTCACGCCATTCATTTGGAAGCATTGCTCCACGGTCAACCATTCCGGCAAAATTTAGCTTAGTTTTAAGACTTGCAGATTGTAGATTGAACGAACCGACTGCTATGTAATTTCCACAACTACGCTGACGGCGAGTGAATAGTTTCCGTGTCAGCTCGTTTTTAAGCTGAATAATTTTAGGTGAAATCACCGCCTCGAAATAGGCGTTTTCTTCATCTTCGTTCGCTGTTGATGTGATAATTTTCACATTAGTGTTAAAAAGCTCAAGGATTCTGTTTTTTGTTCTATCCATTTGCAAAGCATTTGGGACATAGTCGTTCGGGGTTATCTGCTTTGCGTCAACTTTTGCGTCAACTGCCGCAACACCCACAGAGCTGTTGCTGATGTTAAGGTAGTTATCAGCAAAAGTTTTTGCGTTCTTCTTCAAATCCTCAGGGCGCAACGATGAGGTATATTTCAGCAACCATTTAATGACACTTGAATTTCTGATAGCACTGATGATGCCGCTGTCGGTTGTTTCAACAATTTCGAGCAAAGGAGCAAGAGCCTTAAATTTGCCACTTCCGAATATGTCATTTTCAGCAAAATCATCACGCAAGTGAATGACATCTTCGGAGGCAAAGCGGTAAGTCTTGCCGTTTGCAAGGATAAATTCATACACAAGGTTGCCGTTAGTGTCGTACAAGTCCGTAGCTGATTTAGCCGGTATGAAATACAATTCCATAGGCAAGCCGTTTGTGTCTCTAATGATGAGCCAAAAAGCATTGCCCGATAACGATAACTGTGTGCTTGTCCTATATAGAAGCATATCCATTGTTGTGTACGGGTTGGGTTCTTCAAGCAAAAATTTGATGTAAGGTTCGGGATTGATTAAGAGGTCTTTTCTGCCGTCAACGATTGTTTCTCTTATGTGCTTAATTGATAATTTTGAAAATCTGAGAGCCTGTGCATTAACGCAAGCTCGGACGGTGTCGGAATCATATGCTCTGTTGCCCCACAAGAAGAAATTTGAATTATTCTGAGTGACAAGTTCAACCCTTGAAAAATTCTTTGTCTTTCTGACATTACGAACAGAATTTAAAAAGTTCTTAAATTTCCCCATTCTCTCACCTCCTAAACAATGCTTAAATATTCATCTTCGTATTCAAAATATATCGTGTAAGCGTCAAGCAAAGCCGCAGTACCGTCAATTCGTCTCGTTGACTTTGAGGTCTTAATTGGCTGTATATTACCGTTTCTGTCCTCATCTATTGCAGTATTTGCGAGACACCATTTATCAATTGGATTGTTGTTGTAAATTATTCTTTTCTTTACAAGGTCGGCTTTGAGAGCTTTCATCGGAGCAGACAGCGTTTTCTTGCCCTGATGTACAGCTTCCATAACGGTAGGACCAAAAGCGTCAATCATCTGATTAACCCACATCTGAGCTGACCAAGCGTCATAGCCCTCTTTCCACAAGTAAATGTCGTATTCGTCTTGTAGCTCTTGATACCACGCTGTTACAACACTTGCGTCAATCTTGTTTCCGGGGCAGGTACGCATAAAGCCCTGTTCTATCCACTTATCATATGGAATTTTGTCCTCGGTTACTTTTTTCTCTACGAGGTCTGCCGGTATCCAGTACATTGACAATACAAAAATATTTTCATTGTCAGGCACTCGGAACAACATCTTGGCCGCTGTAAGGTCGGTTGTGCTTGATAGGTCTGCGCCGCCTATCCCGTAGGTTGGGCGGAGTTCCTTAACATCAAATTTTGTTTCGTTGTTAAGTTCCTCGAAATTGAGCCACGATTCAGTTGATGTTTCGGCTATGTTAAATTCTTTGCATACAAGGTTGCGTACAAGTGACGGATTTGCCTGTGCTTTCTTAACTTTGCTTGCAAGAGCGTTTCGGTTTTTAATCGTGCCAAGTCCCGGGTTTGCTTTTACCCAGCAATCAGGTTTTTCCCATTCTTCACGCTTGTCAAGCTCATAGATGATGTAAAGGCTGTGTTCGTCTTTGTAACCTACATCGTCAAACAAACCATTTGTGGTGCGGACGGCGTCGTCATAGATTTCATCGTAGATGTCCTCTCTGATTTTTCCGGCTGTTGTTGTCACAAGGATAAGCGGTTGGTCTCGTCCGATCGTACCGTCTGCCATAATGTCATACAGCTGTCTGCCGTTCTTCCATTGATGAAGTTCGTCCATAAGGCAACAATGCACATTCAAACCATCGAGTGTATCTGAATCGGAAGCAAGCGGCTTAAATACTCCGCAGTTGTAATCTTCTGAACTCAATTCATTCAGCAGTGGTTTAATTCGCTTTAGCAGAGTTTCGCTTTTGCGAACCATTCGTTTTGCTTCCTGCCAAATGATTTTGGCTTGGTCACGCTTTGTAGCAACTGCATACACTTCGGGACCGGGTTCACCGTCACCGATGAGCATATACAAGCCTATTGCAGAGGCAAGCAAAGACTTGCCGTTCTTTTTTCCGATAATTAACACAGACAGGTTGTACTGCCGGATGCCGTCATCGTCCACAAAACCAAAAGTCGCCGCAAGCCACGCTTTTTCCCACAGTTCAAGCTTTACAAGCTGACCGCCCATTTTGCCTTTACTATGTCGGCAATAGTTTTCAACAAATTCAATGATGTGATTTCCTCGCTTAGCTTCGTAATGATAGCCGTCTGTCGGATTAATCACTTTATCGCTTAAATGTTTGTACCACTTGCGTATTTTGTCGCAAACAGTAACCTTGCCGTTCTTTATCTGCTCGTAATATTCAAGTATCGGATTATAGCTTAATGGATAGCGTTTCAAAGCTTGTCACGCCCTTCAACGAAATCGTCAAAGCCGTCTGTTGTTGCAATCTTTGCCTCGGTCACTTTTGGAAGCATATCGTTGAGTTGCTTGATGTATTTAAGATAATTTCCAAGCATCGTGTTATACAAATCTGCCTCAGGTCTTTTGCGTGAGTACGGCTTTTGTGTTTCCGACTGCGAAAACAATTCAGTCAAGCCATAAATTGCAATGTCTTGTTGCAGTTCTTTAAGTCTGATTCGAGTAAACGCCGCATTTTCAATCAAGCCTACGGCGAGGTCTTTTCTTTTAACTTCTATGTCCTTGTAGATTTCCGTTAATCGCTTTATCTCTCGCTTAATCGCTCTTTGTTCCTTCTGTTCGTCAGTCATTTTACAAGTCACACCGTCCTTTCACACAAGATTTTAGGGGGAGGGGGGCTATATGTAAGGCGCGCAAAAAATCTAACTGCCCCCCTCGGTCCTACGGTCACTGGTTTCCGATTTTTCAACGGGGGGGATAATCGGTCGGAGCATTCCGCTTTCGTCGAAAAAATATTTTTTCGGTTCGCAACCTATCCCGTGTCCCGGTAATTCGTCGTGACATTTTTTGCATACGTATAAAAGATTGTCGTGGTTGAGAGTAACATTAGGATTGTTTATGTTGCTCTCATTAATCATGATCTTATGATGTACGATAAAGCCGTGTCGCTCTTTACATAGCTGACACAATCCGCCGTCAACAAGCATTCGCTCTGCGATAAAACTTTGTCGGCAGTCCTGCCAACGCTTTGATTTGTAGAAACTCTTAGCAAACGCTTTAGCCATATATGCACCGCCAAATAACAATGGACTTACAACACAGATAGTCCTTCTGCATCATAAGTCCATTGTATAATTTTTTGCTGTTATTTTTAGGTACAATTTTATTATTGTAAGCTACTGTTTGTCTGCTTTAACCAGCCCTAATAAATAATCAGATGTTACGCCTAAAGCAATAGCTAATTTGCAAATAGTCATTGCTGTCGGCGACATCTCAGCAGTCAAATATTTGCATATCTGACTACGTTGTATTCCTGACATTCTCGACAGTTTTGTTGCACCTATGTTCCTTGATGTCATAGCCTTTTCAAGCTGTCTTGAAAATGTTAAATCTGTTCTGTGTGACTTATCCATTAATCAAGCCACCCTTTACCGGATTCGTATCTTCGTGCAATCGCCGGCAATGCGCTGTAACAGTCATAGCAAATCTCTAATCTTACAAACCTCACCTTGTGTCCCTCGTTAGCCTTTGCCCAAAGTTTTACTCTAAAATCTCTTTTCCCTAACGCTTTTTTACAAGCGTCGCAATGATGTACTTTCATTCTTCTACCTCACTTTCAAGCCATTTTCTAATAATTTCTTCATTTTCAAGACAAGGAGCATCACAATTTTCGCAATAACCGCAAACATTGTTATTTAATGTGTCAAGCATAATATCAAGCATAAAATGTGTCATTTGCTCTTTGCTCATTGATTTGATTTTTTCAAAGTTAGTCATTTTGTCTGTTCTCCTTTATCAAACAACATCTTTTATATTTTTTTCCGCTTCCACAAGGACAAGGTGCGTTCCTATGACTATTCTCAGGTGGGTGATATGTAACGGTAGCGAGAAAAGATATATTACAATCTTGTGTATAATACTCACATATGTCAGCAGGCTCTTTAGTTATATGGGCTTTCATTCTTGCTCCCCCTTTCTTGCTCATTCCATAATTTCAAAATCTCGTGATATTCTTCATCGTTTAAGTTAAGTCCTGTTTTTACATATGCGCAATCAACGCAATAACTTGAGTATTGCAATCCGCATTTATTACAATGCATTGTTGCTTACCCCCTGTCCATTTTTGCGCCACAGTAAGGGCAGTATGGATACAAATCAATGTCCTCGTAAAAAGTGAGAAAATTGCCGCACTCAGAACATAAATAATTTGCATAACCGACACCCTCGCTGTCATATTCCCAACTTCCGTGTTTAGTCTCTTGCATATCACACACGGTAGCTTCGTTGGGTTTGCTTCCGTCAATCTCAATAATGCGTTTTACATTTTCAGCGTTTCTCTTTGAATTAAAAAGCAAAGTAAAATTGCTACCATTATAATCGGGTATATCCAATGCATAGTCACCACAAAAATCACGGATTTTTAATTCTTTTTCAATCATTGTTTTTCACTGTCCTCAATAGGCTCATTCCAGCATTCCAAACAAGTAATGCCGTTTTTGCATCCATTATAGTTCGTCAATCCTAAGCTACTGAGGCATATTTCGGGTGCTCCGTCATCTTCAAGCGGAGCGTTCGGATAATTTTTCAAGAACTCACTCAAATAAGTCCGTTGCGGATGCTCATCGCTCCACCGCTGAACTATTTGAACAGCCGTTTCACTGTGAAATAATTCTAACTCGGAGCAAACTATTTTTTCGTTATTATTAAATCTGCTCAATGGGCAATCTGTACACCGAATATGGCATACACCGTTCACAACTGATTTTGTCATTCGAGCTTTTTCATGCATATAGTTTTCAGTTTTTGAACAGTCAATCATTTTTCATTCTCCTTTAATTTTTCGGTTATTCTTTTGGTTAAGCCGTTTTCGTTGGTTAGGCATTCTAAGGCTTGGAGGGCATTGATTACGGTTTGCTCGTTGGTTTGGGACTGATACATCTTACGGACGAAGTCGGCGCTTTTCTTTACATTATCCATAATTCTTTGTGAGAGCATACGGTATTCGTCTGCGTTGTCCCTATCACGCTTATACTCCGTTCTGAGCTTGTCCTGCCATTCAAGGCAGATGTTTATGTCCCAGCCTTTATGACGGTTGTTGTAGCCGACCTTTGCAAGCCTTGAAAAGTATTTATATTCGGGCGGAGGAAAGGCTGAGTAATCAAGCTGACCGTCAATTGCTTTATCTTCAAGCTGTTCAAACACCTGTGGATTGTTAAAATCATATTTTTTCATATTACCTCCTGCGGAGGCTTGTGGTGGGTTTGGTGCGATTTTAAAGAACCCTTTCTATATATAATATTAGTTTATTTTTCTTATACGAAAGGTTAGAAAAACCCGTAAACCCTCCTCAAGCTACCACACTAACAATCTTTATAAATTGAAATTCCGTTGAAATAATTGAAATTTCTTCCCTTTACTTTTTCAAATCGTTTGGCAAGCTCGGTGCTGAATTTGGTATTTGACATACAATATTCGTTGTTATCCCCTGCCCAGCTTGTATAGGCGGCATAGAGCGTGCTTGCCTGAACCGAACCCTCTAACACACATCTGTCCTCGATAAAGGCGGAAATGACATCCATTTCACGCTTGTACTCTCTCACGCTTTGAAGAACGGCAGACGGCATTTTCAAACCCTCTCTCTGCCAAAGAATACAGCCGTCGATACACCATTTGAAAATTGCGGTCATTTCGGCTTTGAGCTTATGCGTAAGGTTCTTATCAACCTTATCCTCGGGAATCTGAACATTGAACGGTATCATATGTATTCTTCGCCATATGCCCGTGTCGGTGCCTCTGATAATCGGTTTATGGTTTGTCGCCATCCACAGCTTAAACTCGGGCTTGAACTCAAATTCCTCGCTGTACAGCTTTCTTGCCGTTACGGTATCGTCACCCGTAAGCTGTTTGAGAAGTCCCTCATTAATTCGCACGCCCTCGTTCGGCTCAACCGAGGTGACAAGCCTTGCACCTTTTAACCGTGCAATATCGCTGTTTATGGCACTGCTCTGAGAGTTTCTTACCATAATAGTTTCAGGCTGAATGTTTGCGGCATAGTCGCCGAATACATCACGGATAACATCAATGAATGTACTCTTGCCGTTTCGTCCCGTGCCGTAAAGGAAGAATGCGCATTGCTCGGCTGTTGAGCCTGTCAGGCTGTAACCGACCGCCTTTTGAATGTAGCGAATAAGCTCCTTATCGCCTGCAAAAATATCGTCAAGAAATGCAAGCCAACGGGGACACTCTGCCGTTTGAGAACAGTCAACCGAAGTAATCTTTGTGAAATAATATTCGGGATTATGCGCCCTCACTTCGCCGTTTTTAAGGTTGATTATTCCGCTTGGGGTGTTTAATGCCATACGGTATTTATCCATTTGTGCCGGAAGTACGGGGATATGGTGTTCAACCTCGTTGAGCATTGCTTTTTTTGATTTGTTGGAACGGCTTACTTTCATATGCTTTTCAAATGCTTTTGACATATCTCCGCCGTTCTCCTCATCAGCTTGCAAGTACAGCCTTGCTTCGGCTTTCATAGCCTCAACGCTTTTATCCGCCATTCGCAAAACTACCCCGATATTGTCAACACACCACTTCATTGAATTGTAGTAATACCACTTTTTCTCAGTGTAACAATACCTTACATTATCGCCGAATAAATCAACGAACCTGTCGGCATTGCCCATATCGTCAAAGGTGTAGGCACGCATTTTTTCTTCGTCAACCGCTTGAACAGCCTTGCCCTCACCGATTGAAATTGAATAATCGTTATGCTGTTTTGGGTTATAGGTCTGTGTACAGCCCGACACAGCCTTTTGCAAGGTTATAATGCCGTAGGTTGTACCCGACTGTTTTCTGTCCCACTTGTCACGCATTAAGCCTGATTGTCTGAAAATCGAATCCATTTTGTCGGTATCGCAACCGCACCAGAACGCAAGCATATTGCAAAAAGCCATATCCGCCTCGCTCTGTGACGAGTAAGCCGAAAAATCACCGCTGTACAGAGCCTTGAAAAGGCTTCCGTTCTTAGCGCTGCAGGCGATTCTGACAATATCGTCAACGGTGTTCGGATTGACCTCAATGTTACGGAGCTTAGGCTGTGGCTCTGTTGCCTTGCCGAGATATTTTGAATGCAGCGGCTTTATGCTTTCGGTGCAATCGTTTATGTACGCATATGCAGAGCAGTAATCGCCTGTCACTACGAAGAATCTGCCGTTTTCGTACATTTCAAAACCGCCCGAATCATTCTTCGCCTTTCTTCTGCCCTCGGGAAGAGTTCCCTTGCAGATTATGTGAACACCTGTCTTACTCTGCGAAAATTCGGTGTAGCTCTGCAAAGTGTTCACAAACTCGCTGATTATGTTGTCAGCTCCGCCGTTTTGGTAGTCCTGAATGTCATTCGGCATATCGTCAAGGTCAACACCGAAAAACGGTGAATTTGAGAACATAAAGCCTATACCCGAATATTTGGCAGATTCTCTGACTGCTGTTTCAAAGTCCGACCAAGTGTCCGAGTTATTCGGCATTGCAAAGCCACCCGTTCTTGGATTTATCGGCTTCTTTGAAATTCCGCTGTGTGATTTCGGATCTGGATATGACTGCCAGCACACCCAGTTTTTGTAACCTTTCAATTCCTCGGGAACTGCAAAATATTTATTTTTATTTGGGTTTAAATTTGTAAAGCCCATTTTTTCACCTCCATATATAAGGAAAAACACGGTGAAAATTGCACTGCTTTATGCAATTCCCGAAGAATTTTTTTTAAAATCAGAACGGCAAATCATCGTCAATCGGCATATCAACAAAGCCCTGATTTGCTGTCTGTGCAGGTGCATAACTCTGCTGTGGCTGTGCATAGGCTGTTGCCGTTGAACTCTGCGACTGCTTGAAGGTATGCTTTACTGTCGGAAACTTAGTCGGATTGAGCCAGCTGACTTCTTCTCTTTTTTCGCCATTCCATTCGCCGTGCTTAACGGTTACACGAACAGGCTTTTTCACAAGCTCAGCAAGGAACTGTTTAAGGCTGTCATAGTCCTTGCCGTCGGGAAGTCCTGCCGCCTTGCCGAGAGCCATAACCTGATTAAAGCCGTATCCGTTTACCTGCATATCGTTCTCTGTCGGTTCTCTGCGTTTCCACAAAGTATGGAATATATATCCGTTTTTGTACCCCTGCTCAACATCGTTTCGGATAATGAACGAAATGTTCAGGCAGGTTTTTTCCTCGCCTTTTGAATTTGTGTAGTCACGCTCCTCTGCCTTTGCTATAAGGCACTCATAATCGCCCTCGGGTTTGAGTGAGTTAGACTGTGCCGCCTCGCTCCAATTTGCTTTAAATCCCATAATTTTACTCCTTTGTTATTAACTCTATCGCCTCATCGGCACTTCTGCATATTCCTGCTACCGCACCGTTGAGTTTCATCATCTGTATGAATTTCTGCTGTTTTTCGGTAGGCCTGCCCTTGGGTGTTTTAACCTCGATAAAAACCGCCCTTCCGTCTGATTTTCTGACACCGAACAAATCCGAAAATCCGGGCGGAACTCCCGTGTTGAAATATCTACCGTCCTTTGTAAAGCCTGCACCTACATTTATACGGAAAATATCGCAGTACGGTGCAATTGCAATACGGATTTTGTTCTGAATTGCGTGTTCTTCTGTCAAGCTATCATACCTCTCTTTCGTGCCTGAAAATATGCCCAGCCTGTTTTGTAGCCGTGGCTTTTTGCGTATGCAAGCAAGTCCGCATAGCTGTGGCAATCGTCGGGTGTGCTGAAATCAAGCTTGAATCCCTCAACCTTAATGAGCTTTGCGGTGGTATCGGTTTCAACGGTCCTTTCGGCTGTCGGGAATACATAACCGCAATGCGGACACACGGCTTTCTGCCCTGCCGGCGGTGCTGAAAATGTAAAGAAACATTCGGGACATTGTCTGACCTTTTCCTCCTGCTCCTTTTCGATTTTTTTAACACTCAGCTTTTTGCGTTTTTCAAGCGTCCATTCTCGGTCGTCATCAGGCATTCCGTGCCTTGCATAGTTGCCCACATGGTCAATGATTACCGCCCTTTTGTTTGGCTTATAACGCATACACCGCATTGACTGCTGAATGTAAAGCGTAAGGCTGTGAGTAGGTCGGAGCAGAATTGTACATTCGCAGTCGGGCACATCAAAGCCCTCTGAAATCAAATCCACATTGCAGAGGATTGTAATTTTGCCGTTTCTGAAATCGGCTATAATCTGTTCTCTCTGTGCCTTTGGAGTAGCTCCGTCAATATGCTCGGCTGAAATTCCTGCGTCACGGAATGCCTTCGCTGTTGCAAGACTGTGCTTTACCGAAGAACAGTAACAGACGGCTTTCTTACCGTCTGCAAGCTGTTTGTAATATTTGATAACATCACCGAACACCGTGTTTTTAATCATTGCCTTTTCAATATCCGCTGTTACATATTCGCCCATTTGGGTGTGTAAACCCGTAAGGTCGGCAACACTCGGAGCATAGTAATCATACGGGGCAAGGCAGTTATGTTTGATGAGCCATTTTGTACTCACCCCGATTATGAGCTTATCGTTGACATCGCCTAATCCGTCACCGTTTAATCGGACAGGTGTTGCGGTGACGCCAACCCTCGGAACATCCGAAAAATGTTCGTAAATGCGTTTGTAGCTTTGTGCAAGGCTGTGATGATTTTCGTCTGTGATGATAAGTGCGGGTTTGGGCAGTTTCTTCAATCTTCGTGTAAAGGTCTGCACCATACCGATTTGGCACAAATCCATAAGCACACCCCAGCGGACAAAGGTTCTGAATATTTGGTCAACAAGCTCTCTCCTGTGAACAAGGAACAGCACCCGTTTCCCGTTCCAAGTTGTTCGTCTTGCAATTTCTGCGACAATGCAGGACTTTCCGCCACCGCATCCAAGGACAATGCAAGGGGCTTTGTAACCCTCTCGCCAAGCCTGTCTTACCTGTTCAACAAGGTCATTCTGATACGGTCGAAGTTGCATTGTCTGCACCCTCTCTCTGCTTTTCCTGTTTCTTCTGCTTTATCAGCCTTGCAACACACTGCATACAGAGTTGTCTGCCGTAATTTTTTGTTGTGCCGTCAATGATCTGTTTAACGGTGCGTTTGCCGTCCGAAAGTATCGGTGCTTTGCACTCATCACAATACTGTTCGGGTTGCATTGAATAGTATGTTCTCAATGCTTCATCAACAATTTTAAGGTCATTTGATATGTACATTGAATCAAACAAGCCTATCGGACTTTTACAGGTATCGTTACCGTCCGTTTGTGTTGCAAAAAGATACTTGCCGTCAACGACAACAGTTTTTAAAACCGTGGTAAACATTCCCTCGACCGAGATTTTTTCGTCAAGCAACTTGCCGATTGTTTTAGCTTTCTGTCTGCCGTTTTCGTCGGTTTCAATATGGCTGAGAAAATAAACAATCGTGTCATTCGGGAGAGTTTCGACCTCTTTTACAAGCTCCCAAAAATTTTTACCGATATCGGTAAACTTCTGAAAGCCTGTTTCCTTGGCTCTTCTCATATACTCGTTAGCCATGAGATACTGTGCGTCATCAACTGCAATTGACTTGCATTTCTGCTTTTTGATAAAGTCCTCAATATCAATGTAGTTGTCGGAATTGATTGAAGAAGTGAATTTGGTCCTGAACGGAAGTGATTTTCCATTTACATTCACAAGAGCAAGTTCATTTGCTTTGAAATTTCTTAAAGAGGCAGATTTTCCGCTGCCTGAATATCCTAAAACCAATATAGGTAATCCCATAAATAACACCTCACTTAATACTTAACGACTGCTTGGCTTCCATATGTACGAAGGGGATTTCTTCGCCCTTTTTGCAGAGAGCCTTGACATCATTCTTTTTTACTTCGGGCATACTGTACTTTAAGAGGTGATCAAGGTTGTGCTCCTCCGCCCACTCAACAAATGAAATTTCATCATCAACAACAAGGCTCGGAGCGTTCTTTTTAAGCGACATAACCGCTCTCGGCATATCAATCTTCTGTCTGCCGAGTGCCTGCATTGACTTAAACAGATAGGTTTTAAGGCTCTCCGCCTGTTTTTCTTTTTGTGACTGTCTTTTTGCAATTGCCGCCTTTTCGGTTTTAAGCATTTTAGCCTCGGCAAGAAGCTGTTTGTAGTAGATTGCAATGCTCTCGGCTTTCTCGTCAAATTCGCCCTCAATACCCGTGAGAGTATCGAACCACGCTGTCAACATCTTGTTGCGGTATGCGTCCACATTGGCAATGATATTGCCGTCATCATCAATCGGCATTCCGTCTGCATTCGTATCGGGTTCCCATTCGTTGATAGCGTCAAACTGATTAAATAAATCCGAGTACATCTCGGTAAGCTCATAAAGTTTCATTGTTGCTCCCCCTTAAAGATTTATGTTTTGTGTGGCAAGTGCCTCTATTAAATGTTCAACCTTGCCTTTGAAAAATTCCTTGTCCTGTGACTGCTTGGCGAAATCGAGCATACGGACAAAGCTGTCATATGCTATTGAAAAATATGCCTTAAAGACATCCTTGTCATCCGATGAACCGTCAGCCGTCTGAACATTTTGCAGTCTTTCTTCGTACTCCTCTTTCTGCTTGCGAAGAGCCTCCTGCTTTTCGTCCTCAAGCTGTTTTCTGACAATTTTTTCGTTATTGCGATACTCTTCTTCGAGTTCGTCATAATGCTTAATGTTCTCCCTTTCCAAAGCCTTAATCGTTTCATTGAGTCTGCGTTCATTGTCGCTCGGCTCTGCAACGGCGACTTCGATAGGGCGGTTTTCAAGCTCCTGAACTTTATTCGTCAGCTTGAAATTTTTGTTCTTTTCCTCTGCAAGCTGATTTTCAATATTGCGGTAGCTTTCTTTTGAAGTGTCCGCCTGTTGCTTGTAATAGTCGGCATCTTTCTTAGCGTTATTGAGCTGTCGGCAATAGTCAATGCTCTTGTCGGTTGCCTCCTGTTTTTCGTCCTTCAGCCTGTCAATCTCTGCCTTTAACTGCTTGACCGTTGTGTTTTCAAGGTCGAGCTTTTCGGCAATTTCAGCCTGTTCGGGTTCGCTTATGGTGGCAAGAAGAGCAAGTTTTGTCATTCCAATTTGTCCAATCGATTGGACATTTTCAGGATTTATTTTTTCTACAATAGAAATATAGTTATATGCGTTACTGCGTTTCATGCCTACTTCATTCTCGCAATAGTCCTCAAAGTTCTGATATCCAAGCTCCTTATACAGCTTGTTGTCACGCATTGTTTTAAGTCCGTTGCACATATCCCATATGTTCTGCTGTGCAAGGTTTGCGCTGACAATTATCTTCTGATGCAGTTCAATTGCCTGCTTATGCTGTTCGCTTACTGTTATTTCTGACATTTTTCAACCTTTCTTCTTGATTTTTTGAGTAAGAAAGGATATAATCAAATTTGTGATATTTGTTATATCCTTGCTATCCGTTGAGGCTTTGCAGAGCTTCAGCGGATTTTTCTTTTTTAGTTGACATTTGAAACACCCATACATTCAAAATTGAATGCTTCGGATTCAGGCGTTTCAAGGGCTTTGAGCTTGCGTTTTAGCTCTCGGTTTTCGAGACGATAACCGCTTGACGCTGTTTTTTCGAGTGCAAGGTCCGTTCTTGCGTTTCTCAGTTCAATGCTGAGATGTCTGTTCTCTGCTCTGAGGTTTTCCACATCTTTGAGCAGCTTTCTGCGTGTTGGATAGTTTCTTAACCACATTGTTAATGCTCCTTTATGTATTGTCTGATTTCTTCCTTATCAAATCGCCAAAGCTTTCCGATTTTGTGGGCAGGAAGAACGCCCCTTTGTGCAAGCCGTGTTGTATAATCAACATTAAGTGCAAGCAACCGTGCCACATACGGCACATCAATTATCACAGGCACTTCATCCCAGTTGACTATTGGTCTTTCTCTCGGCATTTTCAGTCCTCCTTTTTTAACATTTCGTTAAGCTGTTTTTGTGTGTTCAGAAAAATCAAGCCGCCGAACCGAATAAATCTTCGATAGATAAATCAGTTTGTAAAACCGACTTTAATCGGTAACAATTAACACAATTGCAGGTCCTTCGATTTCAATTTTTGATTTGGCGTATGGTTCTGCAATTTTTATTTCAACACCCTCTCGACTTCCTAATTCCTCTGCCAACTGAGCGGTAGGGATTTTTTTAAATTCATTCATCTTCTTCACCTCAAATCTATATTGATCGTACAAGTGCCGATTTTTTCAAAGTTTGTCATTATCAGACCTCTTGTTCCATTCATCTTCTACATCGTTTAAATTTCTTCCTGTCGGATAGCTATTCACAGGGACAGGACAATCAGGGTTATTACATTTAACCATATACATTATTCCGCCACTGCTCCAATGTTCAATTATCGGTTTCCGACCACAAAACCGGACACGGCTTTAAATCCATTTTTATCATTCCTTTCTGAGATAATAAGGCGGCAATGTTCAATGCAATTGAACCTCTAAATTAAAAAAATATTCTGGTATGTTTGCATTGTCAATTTGCAAAATCGTACACGCTTTACAAATTTCACTCTGCTTCCATTGTACTTTGCCGTTCATTTTTAAAGATATACTACGTTCTGACAGCCCCATTTCTTTTGCAAAGTTCATGCGTGTACGGCACTTTTCTTTAACTAATCCCTCTAACTTACTGTAATCAAATGGCATTAAATCACCTCCTTGGAGTTCAATATCTTTGAACAATTACAATTTAACACATTATATTTTGCTTGTCAATACTAAAATTCAAAAAAATTGAACTTTTTTTCATTAAACTATTGAACTTTTGTTCAAGTTGTGTTACAATTCAAACAAAGAGAGGCGATACAG